TATCCCCAGGGGCAGAATAGCGTCGACGCGGCTGGCGTGGTGTCGGTGCGCGGCAAGGCGGCTGAAATCATTGAGACGGCGCTCAAGGCCACCGTCATTCGGGCCAAAGGCGGGCGCTGGCTGGCGATTCCGACCGAGGCGGCCGGCAAGTTCGGCCTAAAGCGCGGGGCCAACGGCATGGGCGCCACGGTCAACAAGCGCGGCGCGCGCGAGCGGATCACGCCCGGCGGCTTTGAGCGCCGCACCGGCATGAAGCTTCGCTTCGTCGACGAGCGCGGCAAGAAGGGAGGGCGTCGCGCCTTCCTGGTCGCCGATCAGGCCATGCTGGGCGCAGGACGTGTGGCCAAGCCCTATCAGTCCCGGGGGCGGGGCTCGAGGCTTTACGGCCCGGCCGGCCAGACCATCGTGGTCTTCATCCTGGTCCCGCAGATCACCACACGAAAACGACTGGACCTAGACGCCATCGCCAATGAGGTCGGGGCCAGGACCGCCGGACTGATCGTCCGCAAGAGGAGCAGCTGAAATGACCATCAAACAAATCGCTCTCCGCATCGAGGCACAGGGCGGTCAGGACGCCGTGCGCATCGCGCAGACGGTGGAGAACGCGGTCGAGCGCATGAACAAGAGCGCGGAGTCCGGCTCCGACAAAGCTGCTGTCGCCAAGAAGCGTGAGGTGCAGGCCTTGCTCGACTACGCTGCGGCTGCGCGTAATGCGGAGCGGGCCGCGAATGATCAGGCATCGTCGGTGCAGGCCCGTATCAACGCCGCCACCGGCGTGACGGGCGGGACCAATGCCCGCGCATCCGCAGCCGCACGCACCTTCGAGGCGGCGGAACGGGGATATGATCGCCGGGCCCAGGTGCTGCTGGAAACGCTTAATCCGCTGTGGGCGGCGCAGCAGAAGCTGAACCAGGAACTGGCCGAGTACGACGCGCTGGCCAAGCGCGGGAAGATCTCGACGGAGCAGATGGCCCAGGCGCAGACCCTGGCCCGGCAGCGCTACAATGAGACGACGGCGGCGCTGGAGCGGCAGGGCAAGGGGCTGAGCCGCAACGTCATGGCGTCGCGCCTGAACCTGACGCGTCAGGGGGCGGACGTGTTCACTACGGCCGCCATGGGGATGAACCCGGCCATGATCGCGATCCAGCAGGGGCCGCAGATCCTGGACGCCTGGTCGACCTCGGCCATCAAGCTGACGGGGCCGTTGACGCTGCTGGTCGGCAGCGTCGGCCTGCTGGCGGGCGCCACGGGCGCCATGGCTGTGGCCTGGGCCCAGGCGGAGAAATCGACGGCGGCGCTGGACAGGGCCGCGACGGGTCTCGGGCGGACGGCCAAGATGTCCGGCGCTGAGTTGAAGGCCGCCGCGGACGCAGGGGCGGAGGCTGGAAACATCTCGCTGAAGTCCGCCCGCGACATGGCCTCGGCCTATGTCTCGACGGGTAAGATCGGCGGGGAGGTAATGAGCGGCTTGGTCGCGATCACCAAGGATTTCGCCGCCTTCATGGGGGTCGACGCGAAATCTGCGACCGAGATGCTGGCCAAGGCGATGTCGGAGCCGGACAAGGCTGCACGCGATTTTACGCGTCAGTTCGGCCTGCTGGACCAGAAGACGCTGGATCACATCGACAGCCTGATCAAACTGGGCGATCGCACGGCGGCGCAGAAGGTTTTGATGGAAGCGCTGACCGGCGCGATGAGCGGCCACGCCGACAAGGTCGACGACCTGAGCAGCTTCTGGGATGTCGCGACCCGCAGCATGTCCAACTACTGGACCAAGCTGGGCGAGTGGTTGCAGACGACGCGCGACGAGCGGATTGAGAATCTGGAGCTGCGTCGGGATCTGGCGGCGACCCCGTTCGCGCGACGGCAGGCGGAGACGAAGCTTTTTACCGAGACATTCCTTCGCGACTGGGAGAACCGCGAGCGCGAGACCGCCGCAAACTCTGACGCCGCCAACCAGACGGCGCAGGAGGCCAAGGACCGCGCCGACGCCGGCAAGAAGGATCGCGACAAGGCCGCGCGCGATGCCGAGCGGGCGCGGCGCGAGGCCGAGCGTCAGGCGCGCGAGCTGCTGCAACGGGCGCGGCGCGAGGAGGACGTCGGCGCCAATCTGTCGCTGCAGGAAGCGAAGGCGACCAATGATCTGGATCGCGTGCGAGCGCTGGAGTCAGAGGCGCGGGTGCGGGCGCGCATCCGGCAGCTGGAGGATGACAGCGTCGGGGCGGCCGAGGCCAGAAACCGCGCCACGCAGGAGGAAAAGCGCCTGCAGGACGCCATGGCGATGCAGCGGGACGAAGAGGGGCTGAAGCTGCAGCGGGAGGCCGAGGCGCAGGTCATGCGGCTGCTGGGCGAAGAGCGGTCGCTGGAGAACCAGCGCAAGCGCATCGATCATGAAGAGCGCATCCTGAAGTACGGCCAAGCCGGGTACGATCTGGCCACCGCCACTAATCTGGCTGAAGCTGAGCGAAACCGGCTGGTCGAGGCTCGCTCTGTCGCGCTGAAGCGGGCGATCGCTGACGCGAAGACGGAGCATCGGCTGAACCTGGCGCGATTGTCGGGGGACGAAGAAGCGTATCGGCGGTTGAGCGTCGATGATCGCGTGCAGCGCCGGGCCCGGGAGATCGAGGGCCGCAACAAGCTCAACTACGGCGAGGGCCAAAAACAGGCCGAGCAGGAGATCAAGGAAGAGCTGGACGCGACCGCCCTGGGCGCGCGCCGGGCGTGGATGCGCGACATGCTGTCGGACATCCGCAGCGGCGGCATCGGCGACGCCCTGGCCGGGCAGCTTGAGCGCGCCACGGACAAGTGGGCCGACAAGCTGGCGGACATGCTCGCCGGCCTGGACTGGGGCGGGGCGCTGAAAGCTATGTTCGGCGGCGGGGGCGGGATGTCCGGCGCCCTGGGCGCGCTGTTTTCGGGCGGCGAAGGTCACGCGGCCGGCACAGACTTCTCGCCCGGCGGCTGGAAGTGGGTCGGGGAGCGCGGGCCCGAGCTGCTGAACCTGCCGCGCGGCTCGCGCGTGCTGGAGCATAACCGGGCCCTGCAGGCGGCCGCCGGCGGCGGCGCCATGAACGTGAGCCTGGGCGGATTGACGATCAAGAACTACGGCTCGGAGCCGATGACCGGCCGTCTGTCGCAAAATGCGGGCGGCGGCCTCGAACTGGAGCTTGAGCCGCTCTTCAAGAGCCAACTGGCCAAGGCGGGCAAAGACGGGAGTCTCGCGCGGGCGCAGCGGGCGACGCCCCAGCCGAGGCGTCGCGGCTAGGGATTTAAACGGGAGCCGCAATGACCAACCGACTGACCAATGCCGGCGCCCTTGACGGGGTCAGCGGCTGGACCGCCACGGCCGGCATGACCCTATCGAAGGATGAGGCGGCGCGGGGCGCGCCCGGCCGGGGCGTCTTTCGCGCCTCGGGCACGTCCAGCAGCGCCGGACAATCCTTCGCCGTCACGCCGGCGTCGACAGCGCGGGCCGACGTTCAGGGGATTTCTGTCGTTGAGATTTCCCTGGCCGCCGCCGCGTTTGTCGCCGGGGCGGCCGTCCGGCCCTTCGCCCGTCTCGTCTTCTTCGACGCCAGCGGCGCCGTGCTGATGGCGCATGATCTGAATGTGCAGCGGCCGGTGTTGGCCAGCTGGGGCGTCGCCCGCGACGGGTTGCTGGACACCTATTACCGCGCCTGGGCGCGGATCGAGCGGCCAGCCTCGGCCGTCAGCGCCGCGGTCGAAGCAGGCGGCCGGGCGACGGCTTCCGGGCAGGCCATTGAGGCGGTGCTGTTGAAGCCGTTGATCGCGGAGGCCCCACAGGGCCTGCGACGCCCGCTTCAGTGGTCGCCGGGGCTGCATGCCAACGTAGACCTGCAGCGACCGTCCTGGCCGGGAGCCATTCGGGACTTCGGCGTCGGCGCGAGTTTCGAACCCAAGCCCGCCCAGATCGAGTTCGACGCCGGGCCGGGACGCCCGATGTCGCGCCCCATCACGGCCGACGCCGCGCGAAAGCTGTCCGGCCAGATTCGTTGCGACGTCGTCCAGCGCGCATTGCTTGAAGCCTTCCATGCGAAGGCGCGAAGCTTCTGGATCGTGGAGCCGGGCAGCGAGCGGCTGTGCCTCGGCAGTTGGGCGGCTGATGGGGCGCCGCGCCTGAGCGAAACGCGGGGCGCGCTGCACATCATGGATGTCGCTCTTTGGCTGGAGACCGCCTGATGCCTGAAGTGACCGAAGCGATGGTGGAGGCGGCGTTCAGGGGCGAGCCGGACGCCGTGGCGCAGTTAGTGACCATCCGCAGCGACGGGCTGGCCGAGCCGCTGAACGTCACGGACTGGCCGGGCGGGCTGACGTCCAATGGCGTGGAACACGTCCATTATCCGTTTCAACTCAGCTGGGCTGGCGCGAGCCAGGACAGTCCGTTCGGTCAGGCGCGCCTGACCATCGCCAATGTCGATCAGGTCATCGAGGCGGCCGCTGACGCTGCCGAGGAGCCGCCGGAAATCGATCTGTCGGTCGTTCGGGTGGCTGACCCCAACGTCATCGAGCGGGCGCTTATGGATGCGCGGATCGCCTCGACCGAGGGAGACAGGACGAAGGCCACGGCCGTCATCCGACCCCGCGACTTCAATGAAGAGCCGGCCTGCGCCGTCAGCTATACGCCCGCGACGACGCCCGGAATGTTCTGATGAGAATGACGGTGCCGGTCGATCTGGTTAGGCGGGCGGAGCCGCTGGTGGGGGCGCCGTTCCTGGCCAAGGGCGACACGCCGGAGGGATGGGATTGCCGAGGCCTGACCCGCTGGTGCCTCAGGGCGTTCAGCGGGATCGAGGTGCCGGATTATCTGGACCTGTATGAGGCAGCCATCGTCTGCCCGGCCGGGACGCGCGAACGGGCGCGGCTGTTGGCCGAGGGGCTGGCGTCCTGGCGGCCCGTCGAGCCGCAGGCGGGCGTGGTCGCCTGGCTGACATGGATGGGGAAGGCCGGGCACGTCGGATACATGCTGACGCCCCGCCTGATCCTGCACGCCGATACCCCGATGCAGACCGCGCTGCTCGACCTGGACGACCCGGGCGGTCGGTATCGGCTGAAGGGGGCCTTTGTGCCCGCCTTCGTCACAGACATCGCAGTTTCTTAGCGGCCTGCGGCCGCCGGCCCGCCGGGTTTCGACCCGACGCAGGGCTCCTTAGACGCCTGCGGTCAGAAGGCTCCGCCTTATCGACCCGACGCAGGCGGGCGCACGCCGTGCGCTTCATCACCGACAACCTGAGAGAAGGAGGCGCCCGTGGCTGACGGCTCGCTGCCCATCGTCGTGACGCCCGAGGCCTTTGGCCGGGACGCCTTCGACCTGACGGTGGTCGAGGGCCTGACCGTGCGCACCATGCTGGTCGAGGCGGTCAGGTCAGGCCTGCCGATCGAGGCGCTGAACCGCACGGAAATCTATGTCGACGGCGCCCGTCTGGATCGCGAGACGGCGTTGGATCACGTCCTGTCGGCCGACCAGGTGGTCAACGTCGTGGTCGAGCCCATGGGCGGAGGCGGCGGACGCAAGGACATCGGCCAGATCCTGTTGACGGTGGCGGTGATCGCGGTCTCGGCCTGGGTCGGCGGCGGCGCCGGCGGTCTGATCACCAACAAGCTGCTGGCGCGCGCGGCGGCGGCGGCGATCACCCTGGGCGGGCAGGCGCTGATCGCGAACCTGTATGCCCCCGACAACAAGGCCACGAAGGCCAACGACCGCTACGCCCTGCAGAGCGCCTCAAACCAGTATCGTCAGTGGGGACCGATGCCGCTTGCTCTTGGCGAGGTGGTGGTCGCCCCGGATCTGGCGGCCAAGACCTTCACCCAGAGCCAAGGCGACGACGTCTGGATGTACGGCATCTTGGGCGTCCACTACGGCCCGTGCGAGGTGTCCGAGGTTAAGATCGGCGACACGCTGGTCAGCACCATGGGCGCGGGTGACTTCCGCATGGTGCAGCATCTGGAGCCGGGGCCTCGCACCTTCCAGCTGTATCCGAACGACGTTGACCAGCTGGATCTGAACGAGGAGTTGAAGGCGACGCCGTCCAGCGCGACGCCGCTGATCCGCGCCGCGTCGTCAGACGGCAGCCGCTTCGACATCGATCTGTTCCTCCCTGCCGGGCTGTGCTTCCAGAAGGATGACGGGCGGCTGCTGACCGCCCATGCTTCGGTCGCGGTCCGGTATCGTCCCATCGACCAGACAGGCGCCGCCACCGGACCGTGGCAGGCGGGGCCGGTCTGGGCGCGGACCAGCGCGACCAAGGACCCGATCCGCGTCACCCATTCGGTCCACCTGCCGCACGGCCGGTATGAGTTCGAACTGACGCGCAACCGACCCGACGACGACAACGACAAGCGCCGCGACACCGTGATGGTGAGCGCGATCAAGGCCGTGGCGTTCCGCAAGCCCATCGCGGACGAGACCCTGTCGATCATTGAGTTCGCTGTCAGGGCGACGGCGATCAACCAGGGCGGGCTGGCGCCGATCACCTGCCGCATCAAGCCGAAGTGCTCGACCTGGACGGGCGGCGCGTGGGGTCCGCCGGTGGCGACGTCGAACCCGGCCGCGCTGGCGCGCTGGCTGCTGACCGGGCCGGCCCCGGCCAAGCCTCTGCTGCCGGCATAGGCCGACGCGCGGCTGCGTATGTGGCATCAGCTGAGCGAACAGTATGACTGGAAATGCCACCTCTATCTGACCGAGGCGCGGACTCAGTCGGAGGCGCTGGCCATTCTGGAGCGGGCCGGTCGCGCGGGCGTCTTCTGGGATGGAACCCAGTTGGCGGCTTCGCCATGGGTCGAGAAGCCCATTCCCGCTCAGGTCTTCACTGACGATAACCTGAAGGATCATCGGTGGGAGATCGTTTATCCCGACCCGGTCCACGCCCTGCGCGTCGAGTTCCAGAACATCGAGAAAGGCGGCGAGCCGGACGAACTGTTCGTCTACAACGACGGCTATGGCGAGGTGGCCGACCCGGCGAGCGGGATCAAGGCGGCCAGCCTGATCGAGGCGTTGACGCTGGATGGTCAGGCCACGCCGAACCGCGCCTATCGCGACGGACGGTGGAAGCTGGGTCAACGCCGGCATCAGCGTCGGATCGACACCTGGACGGCGGACGTCGAGCACCTGATTTCGCAATACGGCTCTCGCGTTCGTCTGGCCTGGAATCGTGCGGGCGGAGGATCGGCGCGGGTGCGCTGCCGTCGCTGGAGTGAAGACGGGTCGGCCGTGGTGGGCCTTCGCCTTTCCGCGCCGGTGGAGATGTTCGCCGGCGTCAGCTACGCCGTCGACCTGAGAACCAAGGGCGGGCTGTACGACGGGGTGCCCATCCAGACGCAGCCCGGCGTCACGCGCGAGATCCTGTTCGCCTCGGCCCGCGCCCCGAGCGTGTGCCCGGCGGCCGGGGACCTGATCGCTTTCGGCGAGATCGAGAAGGTCAGCGAGGACGTCGAGATCATCGCCATCGAACCGGGCGAGAACCTGACGGCCGTGCTGACCGGCGTGCGCTATGTCGCGCCGCTGTTGATGGCCGGGGAAACGGGGCCGATCCCGCCGCTGTCGTCCAAGCTGTCCGGCGACCGCCAGGCAAACCCGCCGCGCCCGACGCTGTTGGGCGTCACGGCCGATGCGCACGCCGTGCGCGTCAGCTTCGACATGCCGACATGGCGGGGTGCGCCGCTGAGCGGGTTCTCGGTCCGCTGGCGCGCCAAGGGCGAGGAAGGCGAGGCCGGAAGCTGGGCGCCGTTGCCTGCGCTGGACGCGGCTGCGCGCGAGCTGGTCGCGCCGCCGCTGCGCGAGGCGCCTGTGGAAGGCGTCGAGGCCACGCGCGTTGAGATCGAGATCACCGCCGCGACGGTGGACGGCCGCGTGTCGCCGCCGCTGCAGGTGACGGTGGTCAAGCCGGTTCCCGGCGCGCCGCTCGCCTCGATCTGGAGCGTCGATCCCAAAGGGCCGGATGCGAACGGCGTTTCGCAGCCGATCCTGATCGTGCGCGGCGAGGTCAATGATCCCAACGTGGCGGCCGTGCGCATCGCCTGGGGCCTGACGCCTGACGGCCCATGGACCGAAGCTTACGAAGGCGCGCCGCTGACTAAGGCGCTGGAGATCGGCAATCTGACGCCCGGCGTCGAGCATCATGTCGCCATCACGCATCTGTCGGCCCAAGGCGTGCCGAGCCAGTTCCTGGTGATTGGTCCGCGTATTCCGGGGCAGCTGGTGGCGGGCGACACGACGCACCTGAAGGGCTACCCGGTCCAAGACATCCTCGACAAGTTGTCGGACGTTGAGACCATCTCGGCCGCGAACGCGGCGGCGGTGGCCGATCTAGACGGGCGGGTCGATGACACGATCACGGCTGCCGAAGCGGCTATCGCCGCTGGCGAGGCCGCCAATCTGGCCGTGCTGAAGGCGGGCGAGGCGGGCGACGCGGCCGTGGCGTCTAACATCGCGGCCGGGATCGCCACGACGAAGGCCGACGAGGCGGGCGCCAGCGCGCAGGCGGCGAACGCCGAAAAGCTGGCGGCGCAGGCGGCGCGCGATACGGCCGACCAGAAGGCGCAGGCGTCCGTGCTGGCTGCGGCGCAAGCCGAGGCGTTCGCAGGTGAGGCGGGCGATTGGGCTGCGGCGTCTGAAGGTTCGGCGGTGCAGGCGGCGGCGAGCGCGGGCGAGGGTCTGTCCTATCGCAATCAGGCGGTGGATGCGCGCGACGGGGCGGTGGCTGCCAGCCAAAGCGCGGGCGTCAGCGCCAGCACCGCGCAGATGGTCTCCGCCAAGTTGATGCCTGACCGCGTGTCGGAGGCAGCGAACTTCTTCAATGTGGACGCTTGGGCGACGCCTGACGCTACGACCCCGCTAACGGAAGGTGTGAATGTCTCAACGCCCGACCAGGGGGCGGTGCGTCAGTTCACAGGATCCGTCCCGGTAGCAAGCCGGGGGTGGCGAAAGATCGAGCCGGGGCGGACCTATCGCTTCACGTCCGTCTCAAAAGTTGTGTCGGGGGCTGCGGGCAACCAAGTTCGCAATGGTTTCGGCTTGTACGACACCAACGGGGCTCCTGTCGGGTGGTGGCTGGCTTTCCCTGATCGCTCTAATGCGACCGATTGGATCACGGATCAGCGCGAAGTCAGCGGTGACTTTCTCTTATCCACCTGGCCCAACGCGGTTTATTTCCGTCCTCTTATTCACTCCGGCTTGATGTCGGATGGGACGGCGCTGCCCTCCGTCACTTGGGCGGTCTCGACCTTGCGCGCCGAAGACGTGACCGAGAGCGCCAGCGCAGCTAACTCGGCCGCCGTAGCCCAGTCGGCCAGTGCCAGCGCCAGTGCCAGCGCGGCGAGTGCGCAAATCAGCGCAGACTTGGCCGCAAAGGTAGGCCTGAAGCCCAACCGGGTTGTTAACTCTGATTTTTCAAACGGCCTGGCGAACTGGACCCCCTACGGGGGGTGGACCACCTATACACACGCCATGTTCGGCTCGCTGGTGCACTCAACCGCGGGAGGCGACGTCTATCTAGTCAGCGACTGGATTCGCGTAGAGGGCGGTGAAACCTATACCTGTTCGGCGGTTGGCGATCAGGGACCGGGAGGGAATACAGGGGGAATGTATTTCCGGTATCGTCGGGGTGACGGTTCGGAGATTTCAGACGGCAACACCTTCACGCCGACGCAAGGCATTGGCTGGCAGAGCCGCATAAAAGCGACCTTCACGGTCCCCTCGGACTGCGTTTTCGTCGAAGTGATATTCTTCCGCTCGGCGGCCCACAGTTACCCGCTGCATATCTCAAGGGTCATGTTCTCCTACGGCGCAGACCTTGTCCCGTGGAACAACGACGCCCAGGAGGCCGTCGTCGCGGCTCAACTGAACATCACGGCCGCCGTGGCCGCTGATGCGGCGGATCGTCTGGCGTCAGTTCGTTTCGAAGTCACTGGCGGCGCGGACGGCGATCCGTTCCAGATCTGGGGCCGCGCGGGGCCGGATGGCTCGGTGGCCGGGATGGTGGCCTCGGAGCTCAGCTTCTCGACCGTCGTCAAGGGTCTCGTCGTCAAGGCGCTGCGTCTCATCGGCGGCGACGTCTTCGTCATCAACCGCCTCTATGTCGGCCCCAACAAAGAAATCGAGATCGAGCCGTTCACACCCGCGATCAACTGGACCATGGGGGCGGCGCGCCTGGCTATCGGCAAGCTGACGAACGACAACCTGTTGTTCTGGTTCGGTCCGAACGTCACTTCTGCGAACATGCGCAAGTCCAACGCTGCCCTGTGGCTGGACCGGGCGGGTGGAGCCTATTTCGGCGGCGCCCTTTCGGCTGGGACGCTGACCAACAAAGCAGCGACGACGTCGCTGTCGTTCGGAGCCACGACCGAGACGGCGCGCTTCAACTCCCATGGCGGAACCATTACGGTTACGCTCTCCCTCAGCGGAGGGTGGAACAAGGGCTACTGGAACTCCTCAAGCCTGCCTGCTGCGACCGAAAGCGGCAACGTCGTGGTCACTCTCTATCGTTCGGTGAATGGCGGCGCCTTCAGCCCGGTCGTGACCTTGCCCATGACCTACAACTGGTCGCGGGAGACGCGTGAGTTCGAGCCCGGCCTTGGCTGGCACGTCGTGGAACAGGGCGTCTACGCGGGTTCGCTCACTTACACCGACCCGCAGACCAGCACTCAGGATCGCCAGTATCGCGCGACGATCACGACCTTCAGCCCCATCACCCAGACGGGGATCATGACGTCGCAGAACCTATCCATCATCGCCGTCGAATAGAAAGGCTGCTGACCATGTCGACTGAAATGACCCCCGAGGAAGCGGACGCCCTGCGTGAACAGTTGGCCGCCTTCGACGCGGCCCAGCATGAAGCTGCTAAGGCCGCGAACCGGGCATTGCTGGCGCCGCTGACCTCCATCGGTCTGGGCGGGACCGAACCGTTGACCTGTTCGCTGGAACAGGCGGTCGAGGCGATCCGCGCGAACGCGGCCAGCCTGGCGGCGGTTGATCCCGGCTTTCCCGCCCATGCCTTCACCGTCCTGCCGGTGGTCGAGCGGCTTGATCACAAGTTGCGCGCGCTGGTGGCGCAGAATGCCCCGGCGCCAGCGCCCGAGGCTCCGGTCACACCGGAAGGCTGACGAACCCGGTTCGCCGCTGGCGGGCCGTTTCCTGACAATCTGAAATGGGAGGGCGGCGCATGCTGTCTGATCTACCCCCCGGCTTCGACCTGGGGCGGCTGCGCTATGCCTTCGGGGGCGCGGCCGGGGCGCTGATCTATGGCGTCTACACCTTCGTGCAACTGGTGAAGGCGGGGCACCGGCCGACGTTGTCGGACTTCTGGCGCGCGCTGGCGAATGTGACGGCCGGGCTGCTGGTCGGCACCGTCGCAGCCTTCGCTCTCGGCCCGGCAATGGTCGCCATGATCCCGTTCGAGGGGTTGAGGGCGGCCGTCGATCCGGTCGCCGTCGGCTTCGTCGTCGGTGGTTTGGGTTGGGAGCTTCTGCCGCTCGTCATCGAGGGGGCCAAGCGCTGGGCCTCTCGTCTGGGCAAGGAGAAGACGGGATGACGTGGGTCGATTGGATCGCCGCGCTGGCCAGCGGCTATGGCAGCGCCTGCCTGCAACTGCGGGCGCAGGCGCTGAAGCCCCGCATGGGCGACTACCCTGAGGGACCGGGCGATGTGCGACGTGCGCTTTTCATCCTGTCGCTGATCCTGGGCGCCTATTCCCTGACCGTTCTGGTCGGGGACTACGGCGCATCCCGCACCGAGGCGCTGCTGGTCTGCGCCGTGGCCTACACCGCCCATGTCCTGTGGCGGAACGTGAGACGGCAGAGCGCGAGCCGGGCGGCTTAGGTAGCTGTGGCGGAACCTTGCCCTACTGCTTTGCCGCATCGGTCGCGTAGCTGGCTCCATGTCGCCTTCCCCTCAAGGCCGAACACGTCTGATTGCGTGTAGCCCTCTCGGACCAACGCCCTGCGTACTTCCGATGGAATGCGATATCGACCGCTGTCCGCCAGTTGGAAGGCCCGCTGAACGACGGGTGTCTGCGTCATTTCATCTACTCCCCTGTCAGGGGAATCCGAACGCCGTCCTCTGATTGAGGTTGCGGCCAAGCCTGTCATTTCAATCCGAACTGGAGAACCCAATGGGATTCCGCTTTTCCAAGCGGTCGATGGACCGTGCGCGCGCGGTCGATCCGCTGTTGATGGCGGTCGCGGTCATCGCCCTGAACCGATGCGCCGTCGATTTCGGCATCACCGAAGAGCAGTCGCGGTCGCTGAACGAACAGGCCGAGAAGGTGCGGCGCGGCGTGTCGCGGACCATGAACTCGGCGCACGTCATCAAGGCGGGAGCGGCGTTCTCGACCGGGCTGGACCTCGTGCCTTACGTCGATGGCGTCTTCACCTGGGGCGACGACCACTGGCGCGTGAAGACGAAGGCGGGCGCCGTCATCGAGCCCTTCTATGAGATCGCCTCGGCCATGCGGGAAGCCGCCATTCTGGTCGGCGTCCGTCTGGTCTGGGGCGGGGCTTGGGACCGGGTGCTGAACGACCTCCCGGCCGGGCCAGCGGCGATGAAGGCCGCCGTCGAAGGTTACAAGGCCCGGCGCAAGGCGATGGGCAAGAGCGCCCTACTGGACGGGCCGCATTTCGAGATCGCGCGATGACCCGCGCTTTCCTTGTCGAGGACATCGACCACCACCACGACACGCCCGGCGCCATTGAAATCCGCTCCTATCCTGACGGTAGCGTCGGCGGGATCGCCTTCATCTGCCCCTGCGGCTGTAAGCGCGAAGGCTATCTGCCGGTTAAGCCGGATGATCCTGGGCCGCGCTGGGATTGGAACGGCGACCGGGAGCGGCCGACCCTGACGCCTTCGGTCCTATTCCGAGGCGGTTGCGAGTGGCACGGCTTTCTGACGGCCGGGGAGTGGCGGCAATGCTGATCCGCGAATTCATCCGCGCCATCGGTCCGGCGTCATGGGCCGTCATCGCGCTCTGTGTCCTGGCGCTGTTCGTCATGGGCTGGTGCGCCGCTACCGCGCCCAGCCGGGAACGGGCCAAGCAGGACCGCGTCGCCGAGGCGGCCAACGCCAAGGCTCGCACCACGGGCGCCGCTTCGCACGATCGCGCAGCCGACGACCGGCTGACCGACCTGAAGATCAACAACCGACTGGAAAAGGAACGGACCGATGCGGTCTCTTCGATCCCTGATGCTCGCCCCACTGCTGGCCGCGTCGCTCTTGCTTGTCACCGGCTGCGCGAGCAGGGAACGCGTGACGCCGATCTACCCCCCGAGTGCCGACCTGGCCGTTGAGGCCAAGCCGGTCATGCCGCCGGAAGCGGTGCGCAGCGAAGCAGCGGGCATAGCCCATGACATCGCCATCGAGGGCTGGGGCGAGCGCGGATGGGATGCGGTCGGGCGGCTGTGCCGTTGGGCGGCCGACAACGGCATGAAGGGGCTGAGTTGCCCGCCGCCGCCTGAACTGCCGCCCAGGCCTGGCTGACGGGCATAAGAAAACCCGTCTGCCACATTGGGACTCAGACGGGCCTAATGAGCCGGGGCTCGTATCCTAGATGGGGATGCGAGCCCGGATTGCAAGGCGTCGAGCTTCGGGCTCCGCCATTGAGGCTCGCTCTCTTCGGAGGGCGGGCCTCAAACATTTCAAAGGCGACCTGCAGCCAAGACTTGGCGGATCTCATCGGCATTGAGGCGAGGCACCCCCGAACGCTGCCCGGTTCCTGCTCGCAGGGGCTCGTAGGCACGCAGCATCCGGCGCACACGATCCAAGGTGGGGTGATGAGAATTGAACGTCCTGCCGAGGAAACGCGGGAAGCGGTTCATCTTTTCGACCAGGAACTGCGCCACGCCCATATGGTCCGTTTCATGGTTTCCGTCGAAGCCATGAAACTCGACTTCATGCCGATCGAAGCCAACTTTTTCGCTCGGACCGAGATCGTCGTAGCTCCGCTCCATCATGTCGTACATGTCCAGGACATCAACCGTCTCTGCCAGTACGTCCCGAGAGGTCTGTTCAACCTTGAAGATGCCCGGCATTCGCCATTCAAGCGCCCAGTCGTGTCCGCCGAAGATAGCATCCTTCAAAAACGCGGTGTCGATCTCCCCTTTGATTTTCAAGTTCTCCTGGATTTCGGCAAGCATCACCAAAATCAGGCGATCAACATCTCGGATTTCCATAGCGTAGCTCCTGTATAGGTCCAGGTAGCATCGCTACGTGAGAGTCGGTTCGAAGGCAAAGTTCGCGTGCTCAGCCCACCTTACGGCGCGGCGAGGGGCGACGGAGCTTAGCCGCTGTCGCCTGGCCCTTAGTTCCGGCTCGACGTCGAGGCGCAGCACCGCCCTCCAAGCTGGCACGCAATGCGGCCATTAGATCCACCACGTCCGTGTCTTCTGGCTCAGCGGCGCGGACCGGCTTCTGGCCCTTCTGCTTCGCTGCAATGAGCGCCTTGAGCGCTTCCTCGTAACGATCGACGAACTGGTCAGGATCGAACGGGCCGGCCTTTTGCTCGATGATGCGGCGGGCGATATCGACCATGGCGGGGTCGGGAGCCTGGTCCGTGATGGCCCCGAACACTTCCCGCGACGCCCTGACCTCGTCGCGTGTGCGCAGGGAATAGGCCAGAATGCCGCGATCGCGCGGCTCAAGCGCCAGCAGGCGTTCCCGCGTTGACAGAACGACACGACCGAGAGCGATCTTGCCCTCAGATCGCATAGCCTCGCGGATAACCCCGAACGCCTCCTCGGCCAAGGCTCCGGCCGGGGCTAGGTAGTAGGGGTTGTCCCAATATAGGCGGTCGATCTCCTCCTCGGGCACGAAGCGTTCGATGTCGATCGTCTTGGTGCTCTCCAGCTTGACCGATTTGATCTCCTCGTCGGTCAGCAGGATGTACTCGTCCTTGGCGACGGCGTAGCCCTTGACCAGCGAAGACCGTTCGACCGGCCCGGTGTCGGGATCGGTCGTCACCATGCGAATGCGGTTGTTGGTCTCAGGGTTGATAAGGTTGAACCGCACATCGCCGCCGGAGCTGGTCGCGGTGTAGAGCGCGACCGGGCATGTCACGAGGGAAAGGCGCAGGTGTCCCTGCCAGGTGGGGCGATAAGCCATGGTGGACCTCCGGGCGGCGCCGCATGCGCCGCCGACTCAACACCGGGCCCGGTGATTCGCTCCCTGATGCTCAGTCGCAGGGCTCTGCCTGCCCGTCGCTGAGGTCGATGACGAAGCAGTGTTCCTGTCCGCCGTCCAGGTCCGCCACGAAGATGCGGATCTCGTCGTCGGCGTCGACGGGCGGAGAGTAGAGTTCGGTAAATCCGACGGCTGCCGCTTCAAAACTGCGGGCTTCCAGGACGTGGCCGTGCGCCCGGCCGAGGCCTTCAGCGTAGGCGAAGTAGCGATGCTGTTCGGGTTCGATCATTCGCGGCTCCTCTCTGTCAGAACGCTGGGGGTCGGAAAAGGATTCCATGATTCGCGTCAGGCGGCTGGCGTCACATCCCGATAGGGCTGGCCTCGATCGCCCGCCTCGGATCTGGTCAGCACTCGCGTTTCAAAGGCCGAGGAGATGGCGACCTTGATGCCTCGGTGCCGGATGCCTTCGTCCAGAGACTTGGCCGTCCGTTCGATGCTGTAGAGGGTTTCGCACCATTCTTCGCTGTTGACCTCGATGAGGCCGGGCAGGAAGTCGGGGTCATCACCAGCGGACGCCATCATGGCGTCGAGAGCGGTGGTCAGCTGGTCGGGCGTCATGGCGCGGTGGTGTAGCTGAGTCGGCCGGTCACGGCCTAGCGCTGGCGCCGCAGCAGGCGCGCCGCCTCTTCCTTCCACAGCGCGCGAAAGCGCAGTACGATGGACGCGGGCAAGCTGGCCGCCGCGCGGGATCGGCGGTGAAGGTCATGGGCCTCGGCCTCGAAGCGGGCGGCCTTCTGCTGATCGGTCTCGGCCGTCATGCCGATTCGGGCCAGACCTTCTGCACGGTCAGTGATCCGGCCGAGCAGGGCTGCAGCATGAGGTCTTCGGCTGCGCTGAGATCCAGCCAGTGAACACCAGCGCCCGGCGGTAAGAGGACGATCTGGCGGTCGTGGTAGGGCGCGACGTCGGGGCCCGGCTCGGTGGTCAGCATAGCGAAAGCCCCGTCCTTAATGATGCCGGCAATCCAGAACCATGGCTGGCCAGCCATGGTGAAGAGCCACTTCGTTTTCCGTCCCTGCACCTTGGGTTCGGTGAACTCGTAGAAGCCGTCGGCGGGGATCAGGCAGCGGGTCGAGTTGGCGAAAGAGCGCCCGTCCGAGCGGAAGTTGAAGACGGGTTTCCCGGTCAGGCTCTTCCACGCCCAGGGCGTCATGGTCAGCTGCAGACCATCGGCGCCTTGGGTGACGACGGGCGCGACGTCGCCGATGCGGTAGTCGGCTGCAGCCAGGTTGGGCAGGCCGCCTGGAAAGACGAGCGCCCGCCCCGCGTCCCGGAACGGCGCGGCGAGCTGGTTAGCGGGAACGTGCAGGCGGTAGTTGTTGCACATCGGCGGCTCCCTAGAACATTTCGACCTTAAGCCCGCGACCTTCGGGCGGGTAGGTCCAGAAGCACATACGCCCCTGACAGTGCCGGCGGCGGCAGCGCGCGGTCCGGCCCCAGAGCACGAAGTCCTCGCCCAGCGCCCTGCGCACGACGGCCAGATCGACGGTCATCTCCAGATGGCAATGCAGGCAGCAGGCGACGACGGGCCAGCCCTGGCGCTGGAGATCTCCGACCTTGGCGGCGCGGCCCATCCACTGAGCACGCGTCCAGTTGTTGTAACGGGGGTTCATGCCCATGGATCATTCGCCGCGCGTCGCCGCCAGACGAGATCTGGGCCAATAGTCCGCGCAATGATGGCCGCCGTAGCTGAACAGGCGGACCACTTCTTGCGGCATCCCCGCTTCTTTAAGGCGGACGTGGTCGACGTCGCGCAACAGGTAGGCCACGTCGTCCAGACGCAGGCCGCCCTCTGGCAGCCAGGCGATCAGGCGGCGCATTCTCAGCACGTCTGAGGTGTCGCGGTGACTTGAACGGAAGCCGTGGGCGTTCGGATCATTCGCAATCGACACCGACAGGCGGCGCGAGCCGCAGTTTTCGCAGCGCAGGGCGCAAGCCCACTCGCACGCGTCGCGCGTCAGCCAGTCGGGAAACTGCCTGATCAGGTCCAAACCGGTGAAGCGCCCCTCACGGCGGCAGACGCAGCACAGGACTTGAAGCTGTGAGCCCCGATCCGGCACCTCGATCAGGGGAAAGTGGTGCAGGCCGATGAGGAAATGATCGTCAGGGGTCGACCCGATGCCGCGCCAGAAGGGAGTGTCTTCTTCCTGAGACATGGCTCAATGCGCCGTCGCCCTCCTTGCAGCGCACGCCGTGCGCATCCGCGCGATCGATCCCGGCGCCTTCGTCTCGATCTCTCGAAGGATCGCCCCCGCTCCGGCCCGGCCGTCTGCGCTGTGAAGGTCCAGGCCGACCAGGCGTAGCATCAAGGCGGCCAGTTCCTTGTCCGCTGGGGCGCTCATCGAGGCGGCCGCCCGACATGGGTCATGCCGGCGATCAGCCCCGCAATCAGCGCGCGATCGCGCGGCGGCGGCGTGATCCGCTCCTCCATCAGGGCCGCCAGCTCTTGCAGCTCGGCCCTGAACCGCTCTTCGGGCGGCGAACTGGGCTCGTCTCGCTTCATCGTCTCCTCCATCCATTCCGCCTCTCGTCCGGGGCGGGATCGGCGCGCGCCAACGCGTCGACCTGCGGGCAGGCCCCCGCACGACTGGACCGATCGGCCGCCCGGCCGGTCGCCGCCCCGCTCTCGCGAGAGGGGGACTCCTAACCGTGCAAGGGACCTGCCCGCAAATGAATTGTTCTCGTAATGTTCTCAATATCGGCCAACGCCCCATCGCGTCCGCCGAGCCGCCTGCAGCGTGGCTGGGCGGCAAGCGCCATCTGGCCAAGCCCATCTGTCATATTCTGGCTGCGACCGATCATGACGCCTATGTCGAACCCTTCATCGGCATGGGCGGCGTCTTCCTGCGCCGGCGGATTCGGCCGTCGGTCGAGGTCATCAACGACATCTCCGGTGATATCGTCACCCTGTTCCGGGTGCTGCAGCGTTTTCCCGACGCCCTGCTGCGCGAGCTGCGGTGGCGGCCGGCGATGCGTAGCGAGTTCGCCAGGCTGAACGAGACGCAGGATTGCGACCTGCTCGACATCGAGCGAGCGGCGCGGTTCCTCTACCTGCAAACCCTGGCCTTTGGCGGCAAGATGGCTGGGCGATCGTTCGGCGTCAGCACCAAGGGGGCGCACAACTTTGATCTGACGCGGCTGGAGCCGCGCCTGAAGCGCCTGCATGACCGCCTCGCCGGCGTCGTCATCGAGAACCTGGACTGGCTCGACGTCATCGCGCGCTATGATCGGCCGGGCACGCTGTTCTACCTGGACCCGCCCTACTGGGGCGGCGAGGGCGACTATGGCCCCGGCGTCTTCATGCGAGGCGACTTCCAACGCATGGCGGACAAGCTGCGCGCGATCGAAGGGAAGTTCCTGCTCTCGATCAATGATCGGCCGGAAATCCGCGACCTGTTCGCCTGGGCCGACATCGAGGCCGTGCAGACGACGTACACCATCGCCGGCGGAGACAAGGCGTCGACGGCGGCTGAACTGTTGATCGGGAACGGGGTGAAGCTGGCGCCGGCGGCGGCTCAGGCGAGCCTTTTCTAG